CATTTTGTACAACCACCCCAACCCCTACTGGGTGTGGTCGGATTGTGTAGGCGGCGAGACTCAGATTTACGTGGCCGGCTACGTCCAGCAAAACAACAAGGCGTTCTCGGGCTGCGTGTACCGCGTGTCGCTTACGACCAACTCCTCTGGCGTCATCCAACCCTGGACGCTTAACACTCCAGTTCAGGCGTTGCCCATGTCACCGGACGAATACCCTACGTCGCTGGCGTCGTACTTAAATTTTGTTTTCATTGGCACCAACAAGGGCATCCGCATGGCGCAGACCCTTAGCGTGTACGACCCCACCGCCACCGCTACGGGCGACCTTAAGAGCGGCCCGCTTATCCCGAATCTGCTGCAACCCGTTGGCTATCCCGTGCGCTCGATCGTTGGCGACGGGCGTTTTGTGTGGTTCGGCTGGTCCAACTACGACTCCACCAGCACCGGCCTGGGTAAGTTGGACCTGAGTAGTTTTATCAACGGCGACCCGCTCACCCCGGTGTACTCCTCTGACCTTATGGCCACCGCCCAGGGTGAGGTGTCGGCGCTGGACTGGGACCCCATTTATCAGACCCCTGTGTTTGTCGTAAACGGCGTGGGCGTGTTTACCCAGCACCCGACCCACTACGTCACCACTGGCTCGCTGGAATCTGGCATTTACTCCTACGGCGTGCCCGACGCCAAAATTCCTGTGTTTTTTGACTACAACGCGGTTATCCCAAGTGGCTCAACGGTCCAAGCGTCAATCATCATTGACCCCAATGACCCGGACTATTCAGGCCCAGTGGCGCTTCCCGCGGCTGCGTCCAACAGCGAAAGCGAAATGCCGTTCCCAACCGGGTACAGGGGCGAGCATTTCTCAACCACACTTACGCTAACGTCGGACAACACCCAAACCCAGACGCCCATCGTGTACCGCTGGACGCTCAAAGCCTGGCCGGCCCTGGTGTCAGAGACCCAAATTTCTGCCGTGCTTCAGTTGTTTTCGGTCAACGTGGTCGACGGGCAGGAAGTTTTCGAAGACCCGTACGCGGCGTTCATGTTTCTTGAGAACCTCCGCAAAGCGCAGCAAATCGTCACCTACCAGGAAGGCCCACTCACCGCGCAGGTCATCATTGACGCAATTGACTGGATTCCCCACAAGCGTCGTGGCGGGTATGAAAACGGCTTTGAAGGCGATTGCGTTGTCTTCATGAAGACCATTGGCGGTTATGTCTATAACACCGTCGCAACTTCGTAGAAAGGTAAAATTTTAACATGACTATCTCTTACTTGCAGAGGGCTTACGTGGGGTCCGCGGTCGCGGGCACCCTGTCGGCTGCTCTCACCAGCAGCGCAACGACGTTCCAATCCTCGACCAGCATGACCGGCATGACGGACTTGACCGGCAACAACTTTGCTGGCAACTTGGTTGTGACCGTTGACTACGGCACCGCTAACGCTGAGAAGATTCTTTGCACGTTCAACTCCAGCACGGGCGTGTTCACCATTGTCACTCGCAACTACGACGGTGGTTCGTACAACACGGCCACCCCGCACGCGTCCGGCACCCTGTTTGTGGTGACCGCTTCCGCGACCGAGGCGGCAGAAGCCAACGCCGCGGTTCAGTCGATGAAGCACATCCTCACCGGCGGTTCAAGCGGCACGTCGGCGTCTCCGGCAAACATCGCGGTTGACGGTACGCCTTCAATCGGTACGGCCACGGTTCCTGCCCACGGCGACCACAGCCACTCCATCCCCAGCACTGCGCTAAGCGGTTGGTTGTCGGCGGCCACCTTCACCCTGGGTAGCGGCGTTTCGGTCCCGGTTGCCAACCTCCAGTCGGGAACCCTGCCCAGCGGCGTCACCGTCCCCCTGGCCAGCATCGCCTCGGGCAATCTGCCGGCCAGCGTCAGCACGTCAAACGTGTGGACCATTGGCCCTTGGGCGAGCGGCACGGCCCCGATTAGCACGGCCATTACGGGATACAACGATTACATTATTGTGGTGACCGCTAACGCTACGGCTTCAACCGCGGCCAACCTGTACCTGAACGTCAACACCAGCGCAAGTTCGTCCATGACCTCGCCTACGTCCCGGGTGGCTACTGCTCAGTGGGCAACCACGACGGGTTCCACGGCGCTTCACAACCTGTCCTGTTCTGGCGCGTACTCGCCTGGCTCGACCACCACGTTCTACGTTCAGGCCGCGCTAACCGCCAGTTCGGGCACCGCTACCACTAACGCAGTAACCGTCACCGTGATTGGAATCAACTAATGAACTTTGCTACCCCTCAACAGGCCGCGGCGTGGGCGCTTTCCAAAAAGCATGACCCCCACTTCGCCCAGCACTACGCCGAAGTGCGCCCCATTCCCCTTAACCTCAAGTTCCCCAAGAACTACGACTGTTCAGGTTTCTTTACGTGGTGCTACTGGGCGTGTGGCCTTGACGATCCGAACGGCGTGGCCTACAACGGCTCAGGCTACACCGGCACGTTGGTCGCAAATGGCGTTCAGGTTCCTCTGGCGACCGCGACCTTGCCGGGTGACGCGGTTATCTACTTCTCGGACAACACCTTCAAGACCAGCGTTCACGTCGCTATGGTGGTCAGCCCCGGCGCCGACCCCCTGACTATCTCAATGGGCGAAGAAGGCGACCCCTCGGCGGTCCACGTCAGTCAGGACGGACGCCCGCACAAGTTCTACCGTTTCAGCCACAAGCAACACCAAGCACCGCAGGCGATTCCCGCATGACCGCCGTTATCAACTGGGGCGACCTCGCCAGCAAACTCCAAATTGCTGGTTACGTCACCACAGTCTTGCTTGTTGTCGGTGGCTACGCCTACCGCAAACTGCGAGCCGAACTTAAGCCGAACCATGGCAGTTCCATGCGCGACGCAATTGACCGCATTGAGCGCGGACTTACCGAAGTGCGCCACCTAATTGAAAAGCATGAGGCGTACCATGACGGACTCAACGACCAGTAAGTACATCAACCCCATTAACGGCGACCCCATGACTTTCGGGGAAATGGCCGCNTGGAAACTCCAAGGGATTATCCGTCAGTGGTGGTTCCTGCTCGGCTACACTTTCGCCACCGCTATCTGCTGGCTAGTGGGTGGCCCCACCGTCCTGCTCTGGTGGAACTTTGCCTCGTCCTTCCTTGCCATTGTGGTAGAGGGTGTGGTGGGCCGTGCCATGTTTGCCGTGACCAAGACCGACTCCGCCGTGTTGCGTGAGATTAGGAAGATCGGTAAGTACGACACCGAGCATTCCGTCAAGGACTACGAGGTGGACCTCGAAACCCGTGAAATGGTAAAGCGAATCCTCGAAATCCTGGAGACCAAATGAAGATTGCCCTGCTAGCCGCCCTCAGCCTGGGCGTCGCCAATGTCTTTTCTGTACTAATGGTACAGGCTGAAAGCCGTGGCCGGCCCGTCGTGGCTGGTCTTACCGAAATCGCCTATTGGTTCGCCAACATCCTGACAATCCGCTGGGCGGTCTCTTCTTTCACGTGGGAACTCGCGTTGTTCTGTAGTTGTTCTGCGTATTTTTCTACGTACTTCGCCACAAAGCATGGCCACGAAGGGATTGATGACCCTGTTGACGCACGACAGGATTCTGTGCTAGACTCTCTGGCAAAAAGACTCGCGGCGCTTGAAGGCGAGAAAGACAAGGAAAACTAATGCAAGAAGGTGATCTTGTTTTCTGTCACAGTAAAGGAATCATCGGGTCTGGAATCCGTTGGTCTCAACGTCACATGCAATACTCCTCGTATTCCCGTTGGAACCACGTTGCAGTTCTTGACCGAATCGCTTATCAAGACAATGATTCCGAACCAGAATGGTTTGTCATCCAGGCAGAAGCCGCTGGGGTAACAAACAACCACACGCTTTCGTCAGTGGCTCCAGGTGGTACGTATGAAATTATTCCATTACCAGCACACGTTGACCGTGACAAATTTCTTGAGTTTGTACGGTCGCAAGTAGGCGCGGAGTATGGCTATTTGTCAATTGCGTCCTGCGCCTTGGACATGTTCCTGCCTGATTCGATTTGCTTGCGTAAGGCAGACACATGGATTTGCTCGGGGCTGGTCGCTGGCGGTTTGATGTTCGCCGGCTTTGACTGCGCGAAAACGTGGGTTGACATTTACACCGTTGTNCCCGCCGAAATTGCGGAGTTGTGTGCACATTAGTGCATTACCTAACTGAGTGCACAATTGTGCTAAGATGCGGGTAACCTGTCGAGGGGGCTCAATGTTAGCACANCACGTTGTTATTCCAGACACCCAGGCTAAGGCCGGTGTCCCCACTGACCACCTGCGTTGGATTGGTCAATACATTGTGGACGAGTTCCATGATGAACCCGTCAAGATCATTCACCTTGGCGACCACGCCGACATGCCCTCGCTCTCGCTCTACGACAAGGGCAAGAAGTCTATGGAGGGCCGGCGCTACACCGAGGACATTAAAGCCGCAAACGACGCTTGGGCCATCCTCAACAACGCTTTGGTTGAGTTCAATGCCAACCGCAAGCGCACAAAACACGCCACCTGGGAGCCCGAGCGCTACATCCTTTTGGGCAACCACGAAGACCGCATTAACCGCGCAGTTGAGGGCGACGCCCAACTTGAAGATGTCATTTCCACTGATGACCTTGACTACGCTCGGACTGGCTGGACGGTCAAGCCGTTCCGCGAAGTGCTTTGGCTGGACGGTGTTGCCTATTCCCATTTCTTTTACAACCCCATGACGGGCAAGCCAATGGGCGGCAACATCGAGGCGCGGCTCAAGAACATTGGCCACACCTTTACCATGGGCCACCAGCAGACCCTTATGTACGGCCTTCGTTTTGTCGCTGACAAGTCCCAGCACGGCCTTGTGGCTGGCGCTTGCTACCTGCACGACGAGGACTACAAGGGCCCACAGGGGAACGCGCACTGGCGTGGAATTATTGTGAAGCACGAAGTCCGCGAAGGATCGTACGACCCCATGTTCATTTCGCTTGACTACCTCTGCCGACGCTACGAGGGCGTATCCCTTGACAAATTCATGGCGAAAAAGTATCCCGGATTGACTTGACACNTCGGCCACCGTGTGTTTTAATGGTGGTCCAAACATGAAAGGAGTGTGATGAGGTTAGTTTCGAATCCCGTAGTCACGCATTTGTTGGCGCAGGAATGGTTTGCCAGGGCACAGGTCCCGAAGCCAACTGCACTTGGTACCCCGTTGCGTTATTCCTCGGCTTACGGGTGCGCCCGTCAGCAGGGCTACGCAGCGCTTGGCGCAAAGCCCACGGAGCCTATGGACGAAGCAGGCGCTTGGGTCACCGGCCTTGGCACGCTGATTCACGAAGCCCTACAAGAAGCCATTGGTCGCAAGTACCCACAGGCGCAGTTCGAAGTCGCTAGCGGCAACGACTACATCTCTGGTTCTTGCGACGCGTACATCCCCGCGCTGTCGTTCGGTGAGAATTGGACCGGCGGCGACGTGCTGTACGAACTCAAGACCATGGGCACGTACTCGTTCGATGACCAGGTTGGCTGGAACCGCATGAAGGGCACCTTTAAGGACCGTGGCGCCTCTGGCCCCGCGATTAAAGCCATTGCCCAGGCCGGCATGAACGCGCTCGGTCTCGAGAAGACCATGGGCGTTACCATTGGCACCATTATCATGGGTTCTATTGGCTTTGAGGCGCTGAGCAAGAACAAGGCCGCGAACATGGGCGTAGATTCCTACAACCGTTTCTTGGCTGAGTTCCACATTAACCGCGAGGAGTGGGAGCCTTTGGCGTTGGCCGAGATTGCCCGCATGGAAACGATCAACGAAACCATTACGAACGGCTACCTGCCGGCTCGCGTCGCCCTTGACGATGACGGGCACGCAATTACCCTGACCCCCGGAGGCCGAAACTGGCAGTGCGACTACTGCTCGTTCAAGTCGGTTTGCGCCAACGACGGTGATGGATTAGTGTATGTGAACGAGAGTTACATGGAAGAGAGTGAATCATGAGCAAGAACGCACCGGAATACTTTGGCCTGCCGGCCTTCACGGTTTTCACCGCGGAGCAGAGCAAGGTTGAAGTCGAATGCATTATCCGCCCTATTGGGCTGACCGAAGCCAGCGAATCCACCGAGATTGTCTACAAGGGCGTGTACGGTGAGGTCCTCGTTGGTGAGTACCCCAGCATTGAGGAAGCCATCGGCGCGTGCGAAGTGCTCGCCACCGGCTTTGCTTTCCTTGGTTTCAAGACCGACTTTGTGAAGGAGCCCGACAATGGCACGCTTTAACCTTGACGATTACATTGACGTAGCCGAACGCATTGAGCAGTTTTACGCGAAGTACCCCAACGGGTCTATCACGACGGAACTGCTGAACGTTGGAGGCTGGAACGGCAAGCAAACCCAGTTCATCGTGCAGGCCCACTTGTGGGTCCGCGAGGAGAGCGAAGCGAAGATTTCGCCTCGCCTGCTTTTGGCCTCGGGTCTTGCGGAAGAGTCGTTCGGCAACTCTGGCCCCAACCAGACCAGTGCCCTTGAGA